AACACAACCAACATTGTGCTGCTTATGATCTTTTCGGGACTAATACTCTTTAGTCCGTACTCTTTAGATTCTGCCAAGAACTTCATTTTCTTGGTGAGTTGGCTTGCAGTCTTGACCTTTTTCTTGCGAGGCTTTCTGCTAGACTTCTTTTCGTCGGCAAAGGTCTTGAAGGCCTTCACAGTCTCCGAAAGCATCTGAATGAGTTTCTTGAACCGTGGCTTGGTAAGGAATGAGTATCCTTCAACCAGTTGCTCGTCTTTGCCAGAATATGCTTCTGCCATTTCTGCCAGATAGGTACTTTCAATGTACGCGGCAATCTTGCTGCAATGCATTGGTTTCACCCCACGGGTTGACGCCCATCCAACAGGATCAAACTTTACATCCGTTTTAGACACGCAGGCTTGCACCACAGAGTCAACATACGCATCAATGTCACCCAAGTACTCCCTGTACTTGAGTTCCGTGCGCTCCTGTATAGAGGGCACAGAAGCGTCCTGGCGCTTCGCCAGCAGCGCAACACCAACCGTCTTGAGTTTATCCAGTTCTGATGCAACTTTTTGTCTGGCGTCATCTGTCAGAGGGGCGCCGCGAGTCAGCATCCTGCACAGATATCCTATGCCAGCGTAACTTTTGATGCCATTTTGAGCAATGGCCTTGATGGTGTCTTGCTCCATTTTGGCGTACTTGCAGTAATCCAGTACCCATCGCTTCTTTTCACGATTGGTGCCTTTGCCCCAATACCATGCAAAAGCGCGTTGGAGCGCAGAGTCCCGCTCTTCTTCCGTAGCGTAAGACTCTGCGCTCCAAACTGGCTCAGTTCCGTAAGCCTTTTCTAGCGTCTTGGTGTAGTCTTTCATCGCATAGTAAGTATACGACGATAATCCTACGAGTCAAGTCACTTTACTAGTTTCGGTTCAAATGCCTCAGCCTTTACAGGCGGAACAAGATCAACAGCCTTAACTAGACTACGAGACAAGGCAAGAACACCTGCATACGGATCGACATTTGCGCCTGGGCGACGGTCTTCGATAAAGGTAAAGTCAGATGTGTTTCCGTTTAGAGGAACAGTTGGCACACAGACAGATGCTGTTCTATCTCCAAATCCCCAAGAGAACTTGTTGTAATCGCTGATTCCACCAGCCTTACCAACGAGTCGCTGCTCGTTTCCTGCACCATATGCTGCCATATGCTCGCGGTGATCTTCACCGATAGTTTCGCAGATATTCTTGGCAAGAGAAGCGTTTCCGCCAGACTTGGTGTAGTTCTCCAAGTAGACACGGAAGTTGCATCCGCTACCGTTCCAATCGGTGCCTGGGAAACTCTTTGGCTGGTAACTGATTACACAGCGAGGCTTACTAACATCTTCAGCACTTGACTCAAGCAGATACCTACTCAGGATCAAGTTATCGCAGGCAGTAAGCATATCAGTTTCTTCAAGGGTATACGACCATTGCGACAAGCACACGCCTGGATGGTATTGCTTTACGAGTGGACCGCGATAGAAGACACGCTCCGTGAACGAATCAAAAAGGCTTCGTCCGCGCATAAAGTCTCCGCTTCCACCGTAGTATCTACCCTGTGGACCAGGGAACATGACAGTCTCTTCACCCTTTTCATTCTTTCCCTTTGGCCAAGCATACGGTTGACGAGTTTCAGGATCAATCAGAAGAATATCCTGCTCGAATCCAATCTTTGCAGTAGAAAGGTTAGTGTTCTTATCCAAGAACTTGCGAAGATTGGCACGAGTATTTGACGCATGGGGTGTTCCATCAGCAGTCTGTACTTCGCACAGGACTATTCCGCTACCCACATTCATATCAAATGCCATGTAGGTATGCTCAACCCATGTCTTCACAGGTACAAGGAACAGGTCGGAGTTATCCGTAGACGCCTGCTTGGTCGCTGACCCGTCAAAGCGTTGAATAGTTGGGATCTCGCCGCGCGAGTTAAATCTAGAACTACGAATAGTTCCATCGCCAGCAATCCAAATGTAAGTCCACTCCATTACAGTTGGAGTGGTTTGCTTAGTCTCAACCGAATCATTCTTTTCGCTCTTACCCATTATGATTTCTCCTTTGGCTTGTAAAACACATATACGGGTTCATACTTCAGAAAGTCACCATTCACTTTGCAATAGTTCTTGCACATCGGCAAACCAGTTTCTTCGTCCAACCGATTCTGACCAGGCATAGACTCCATTGCCATCTTCAACTTGTATTTATACTCCAATCCGAACTCTTCAAGGAATCTCTTAGAATCTTCTTCCAATGGGAGATAGTCTCCACCGATCTGAATATCTGCAATGTTCCACAGCAAATACCGATCAGGCTTCAAGAACTCAGCACAGGTCTTCAAGGTGGGGCGGAGAAAGTTGTCTCGCCAATCTTCGTAAGACGATCCGTACTTTTTGTAGGACTGATTCTCGTCCTGTGAATACGCTTCACGATTGAAATACGGAGGACTAGTAAAGATCATGTCGATCTTACCTTTGTACTTCTTGAAGCGAGGATTCTTACCAACCTCTTCAGAACCTGATCTGAAGATTTCGTAGGTATTCGTTTCGCTAAAGAAAGGATTGCCTCTGTAGGTCTTGGTGTTGTAGAAATCAGCAACATCCGCGTACCGTGGGCGCTCTTCACCTGTGTCTTCGTCAATGTAATACAGATCAGGGTTTGGATCGGTGCCAATGTAATGAATGCGTCGATCATCCTTGACACTCATGGCGCCTAGAATACGACCACCCCATCCTGATGACGGGTCGTAGATCACGATAGGGTCTTTCTGTCCCTTGGCGTGTTCAGTAAACCGCTCGTACAAATACTTGGCAGTCATGGGCGGAAAGTTGTGAGCAACCTGAATGTATCCAATGCGGAAAGCAGCAAATCCCTTTGGGAATACTCTCTCACCCTTCTTGTAAAGGCGAATGGTGTACACCTTATCATCAGGCATAGAGTTCACATCAAATGTAGAGAAGTGCCTGTACTGCAACACTCCCTCGTCTTTGAGTTGCTGCACTTGCTCTCGCGTCAGATTCAAGATATCCGACTGATTCAGTTGGAAGTATCCTGTGTTGTTTCCTTCTCTCTGCTTGACTTGCTCAAGCATGAAATCGTAACCCTTGAAGATTTCCTTGTTGGTTTGGAACGCCTTGATCCAAGTCATTGCATCGGGTACAGAAACCAAAGCAGGCTTCTTGTTGTTACGCAAGCAAGACAAGGCGTGCATATACAGGGAGTCTCTGCGGAAATGGCGCATTGAACCCTTTACCATGCGATCAATGAATCTGTCTTCGGCAAACAACTCGTAGATGGAGTATCCATCATCCTTTTCGTTGTAGTTGATGCGAGTCTTCATCATGGTAGGAAACCATTGATCCACTTCGGAACCAAGTCGTGCCTTGTTTAGCACAACATCCTTACCGATATCAGACAGTTCATCGTCAAACTCAAAGGTCTTTACAGGAAACTCTCCAAGTTTATTCCACTCTTCAATGATGTCTGCTTCTGATTTGCCAATACGCGGAGGACAACCCTTGGCGTCCCATACATCCACCACAGTCTTCCGCATTTCAATGACCCATTCGCGGAACTTGGCTTCGTCCATCTCCAGTAGTTCCTCAAAGGTTACATTTACTGGATGATTTAGTAGATGAGTGTTTCTCTCAAAGAATGTTTTGTGTGCTTGTAGAGTTTCCATGCTGTCCTTCCATATTGTTCTGTACTTCGGCTTCACTCAATCGTCTACCAACAATCCAAAAGCAAGTTCGGTGTGAGGTGATATCAAGATTCTCACGCATCCACTTGTGCGCTTTTGCTTCGTACAGATCGTCAAGGATTGTACCATCAGAAAGCGTTTCCACAAGTGGTTTTCCGTATACAGTATTTAGGCAATGCAATTCGTACTCAGGCAAATGGTATCCAGTTCCCAACGGATTTACCCACTTGTTAATGTTCTCGGTACGCTTGGGGCCCACACACAACCCGATGATACGCTTGGCATCAATCTGATACTTGGACAGTCCGCGCAGCACAGACGCGAAATGTACCCCGCTGCCAACTGGAATTACCAGTTGATCTAGACCATTAGGTAAGTTACCTACTTGTCTTTCGATGGAATCTATTACCGCGTCCTCGCGGTATTCAACATTGTGGGTAAACACGGCATCAAACAGATTCTCCGTCTTTGCAATCTCGCGCATACGAGCAAGCACAGGTCCGTGCATTCCAGTTCCACAAACATTGCGAACATCTGCACCTAGCCATTTTGCGTAGCGCATCATGTGGTGGTTGTCTAGGGTTTCGGGACTGCTTCCACCCACACAAATCACGCACGGAATACCCAAGTCTTTACACACTCTGGCTATAATCGTCCCCGTGGTAGAGTGTACCTGCGTGTGGGTTACAACGCCAGCGTATTTGGATTTCAACTCCTCGCGCATAGGATACAGCAAACGAATCGCTTGCCGTACCTTGCCTCCGTTCACATCGTGAAGGCCGTATGGAGTGTACATATCGTCCCGCTTGTAGAACACCCCCTGCAACATCTGTATGGGTGTTCTATTAAGAACATGGGCAGGAAATGCTGTAGAGAAGTCGTATTCTGCTTTCATACAGGAAGCGATGCCTTGCAATGCATAAACTGCGGATCGTAGAACTTCTCTTCAAGTTCACATCCCCACCAACGCCTACCAGTTGTATTTGCCGCAAGCAGAACAGGACCAACACCTGCAAACGGATCAACCACCAAGGCATCGGGTTCTGTAAGATTCTCAATCACATACTTGCAGAAATCCTGTGACCACACAGATTGATTCAAGACTTTCTCTTGCTGATCCACATAGATGTCTCGTAGCCAGTCTCCCTTGCGGTGTATCACTCCCTGACTCGTATACACAAGCATATGTTGGAAAGTGAAGTAGTACATATCTCGCTTACCCACTTCGTTACGAACCACAACCTTGTAATCCTTGAGACTTAGACCTTCATTCTCTAAGCATTGTGCGTACCACATATGGTTAGACAGAATGAATCCATTGACGCGGCGATCAGTTTGGCATACAACCACAAAGCCAGTAGGCTTCACAATACGAGCAAACTCTCGCATTGCTTTTTGCTGAAACTGTCTGTAGTCGTCAGTTTGATCCTTTCCGAAAGGAGTCTGAGACAGATCAGGACATGATGTGAAAATCAAGTCAACCGATTCCGATGGAATACTAGGCAAATAATCAAACGCATCACCTAGCACATACGAGTTCTCTTCAAATTTCATGCACTTGCTCCATCCAATAGTCTATCATTTCATCCATCATATCTTCAAACGAAATAGATGGAACCCATTCTAATACAGTTTTGGCTTTAGAGGAATCGCCGCGTAAGAAATGAAGTTCTTCTGGCCTCTCAAACTTCTGATCGTGCTTTACATAGTAACGGTAATCCATGTTTAGTTTGGAAAACACATAATCAACCATCTCTCGCACAGTCCTAGTTTGTCCTGTGGCCAAAACATAATCATCTGGCGTGCTATGCTGAAGCATCTTCCACATACCGATCACATAGTCTCTTGCGTGTCCCCAATCGCGCTTTGCGTCTAGATTTCCTAGAACTAGTTCCTTTGCAATGCCACGCTTTATCTTTACAGCCTGCAAAGCAACCTTATTGGTGACAAAGTTGATTCCTCTCCTCGGAGATTCGTGGTTGAACAGTATGCCAGAGCATATAAACATACCATAGGCGCTTCGGTAGTTTCTACACAATGCATGAGCATAGAGTTTTGCACAACCGTATGGACTAACTGGAACCATTGGTGTAGTTTCTCTTTGAAATCCATCAGGATCACAAGAGTTTCCAAACATTTCAGATGTTGCTGCGTGATACACCCTGCTATGCGGAGAAAATCTACGAACTGCCTCTAATACGGATAGAGTTCCAGATCCATTGACATCAAGCGTGTACATTGGTAAGTCAAATGAGATACGAACATGAGACTGTGCCCCGAGATGGTAAACCTCATCTGGCTTAACATCATTGATGACTGTCTCGACACTAAGAGTATCCGTCAAATCCATATAGTGAAGATTGATCTTTCCTTCATCCATCAATCTTTGTATACGGGTAGTTTGTGATTCGGGAACAGAGTTTCTTCGCACCGTTCCATGAACCTCATATTGCTTTAGACTCAGAAACTCAGCAAGATACGAAGCATCTTGACCATTCGCTCCCACGATTAGTGCTTTTTTCATGGCGAAATCCTACTGAAGTTGTTCTTCTTCTCGAACGACATGGTATGCTCGAACTTGTCAACCAACTGATCTGCTTTATGTGAGATCACAAACACATTGGAGTTGGCGCCGAATGAGTGCAGAATCTTCATAAACTCTTCGGTTCCTGATGTATCTAGGGAAGAATCAAACACCTCGTCCAAGATCAGCAGATTGGTGTTTGCGCTGTTCTTGATTCGCGCAATCTCTCTCCATGCCAACAGCAGAGCCAAATCAATACGCATCTTTTCACCTTCGCTGAAACTCATGTACGAGAAAGCATCTCTATGCCTACTCTTGATGGTTTCGTTGAACTCATCGTCAAGAGTAAAGTTTGCGAAGAAATCCATCGTGTTCAAGTACTTGTTGATGGTCTTGTTGATGATTGGCAAATAGTATCTGATAATTTTAGCCTTGATACCACTATCCTTGAGGAGCGTTGCCGCTACGCTGTAGTAGTGCATCTCTTCTACAAGACTGTGCTTGGAGGACTCGTTCTTGTTCAGATCACCTTCAAAATCAACCAATCGCTTCTGATGATCCGTGTCTGCAACCTCTTTGCTTTGGATGGTCTTGTTCTCTTTGGTGAGTTTAGAAATGTACGAGTTGCACGCCGTAATAGTGGAGTTTGCCTCCATTGTCTCGGTGTTTAGGCGCTCCAGTTCAGAAGACACAACTTCGTATTCCTCAATCTGCTTACGCTTTGTATCAATCTCATCAACAATGGCACCAACTGCTTCGGTCAACTCTCCCTGCTTGCTCTTCTTTTTGCACAACAGAGAGTGGATAGGATTACTTGCCTTGTCAATGGACTGATGACAAGTAGGGCAAACTTCGTTGTTATCGAAGAATGCAAGTTCATCTCCAACCTTTCTGCGATTTGATTCTAACTGCTTCTGCAATGTCTCCAGTTTGCTGATCTGTTTCAGCAGCGACACCTTTCCTTGCAACTGCTGCTTTACTTCGGCAATCTGCTTGGTTAGAGATTCCAGTTCTTCCTGCTTCTCAGCAATCAAGGTTTCAGAACGCGCAATCTCTTTCAGATTTCCATGTACCTGTTCGTCATTCTTGCTTTTCAAGCCTGCAATGAGTTCCTTCTGAGCGCGGATGCTTTCCTTTAGAATCGCAATCTTGCGTTCGTTGTCTGCAATCTCTTCCTTCAGATTGGACATCTTTGCCTTGAGAATTGTGTTCATGGTGGAGAACACATTGATATCAAGGATATCTTCGATTACCGCGCGGCGATCCGAAGCAGGCAACTGCATAAACGGCACAAACGATGAACTGCCTAGAATCACTACTTGGGTAAAAGACTTGTAGTTCATCTTCAGAATCTGCTCTTCAAGCATCTTCTGATAGTCCTTAGTCGTGGCGTGCTGATCTAGCAGATTGCCGTTCTTCCACACCTCAAAGCGATTCGGCTTGATGCCTCGAACAACTTTAAAGTCATCCTGTGCAATGGTAAACTCTACCTCAACCAGGCAGTCTTTCTCATTGATGCTGTTCACCAACTGAGGCAGATTGATCTTGCGGAATGGCTTACCAAACAGTCCAAATGTCACAGAATCCAACAGGGCGAATGACTTTCCGTGCCCGTTGTTACCCGAAACGAGGGTCATCTTGGCTCTGTTCAGTTGAATCTCTGTGAAGTTGTTTCCGAACGATCCAAAGTTCTTGAATCGCACTTTGGTAAACACGATCATAGCGATAGACTCTCCATGTACAGATCGCGCACAATACGCTTCAATGCAGACTTGTCATGCACTTCTTCCATACCGTCAATCTCTTTGTTGATTAGTCCAAGAGTGTCTAGTGCCATGTCTGCTGCGGGTTCTGATGTACCTGTATCGGTGTTTTGCTCTACAATGGTTACACCCATGGCAGGAGCAGTATAGATGCCGTCCAAGAACTTATCAAACAGATACGGCTTGGTCTTGCTGTCTACGAATACCTTGACAAAGGCATTTGCGTACTTTGAGAAGTCCTTAGTCTCAAGAATCTTAGCAATATCCTGTACTGTGTCATCGTAGCGAACGGCGTGGAACATCTTGTGGGGATTCTCCACAAATGTAAGTTCTCGCGTTTCGGTGTCTAGTACATGGAATCCCTTACGGTCTTCCAAGTCGCTGAAGGTAATCTGATACTGAGTGCCTAGGTAGTAGACATTGCCTCCACTATGCTTGTGGTGGAAGTGCCCCGACAGCACCATCTCGTATCGTGCAAGAGTATTGGCGTGCATACCACCTTCAAACTTCACGCCGCGCAACACCTGATAGCCTTCAAGTTCAAAGTGACCGCAAATAACTGGACACTTGCTGCGCTTGATAAAGCGCATAAACTCTTCGCCATTGTTTTTGTTGATCCAAGGCACCATAGCAATCTTCAAAGAGCCAAACTGCAACTCAATAGGCTCTTCGTAGATGTTGAAGTTGGTGTACCTGTCTCCGAACAGTTCTTTAGGAGAGTTGACTAGATTAGTGTTCTTGTAGTACACATCGTGATTGCCTAGAATACAATGGACGGTCATTCCCTTTTGCAGCAAGGGTTCCATGAACCGTGTACGCACCTGATTCAAGGTATGGAAGTTCACAAACTTACGGCGATCCAAAAGATCACCCAAATGAAGTACTGTGTCTATACCGTGCTTGTCGCAGTACGGAAAGAACACTTCATCAAAGAACTTGAAGAAGTACTCACCAAATACTGGCGAATCAGACCTGGCGCCAAAGTGTGTATCGTTAATGATTGCTAGTTTCATTACAACTTACCCACAAAGAGTATACATCACGATCATAGATCGTCAAGGTGATTGCGCTTGGTCTTTTTGCTTTTCTTGCCTTTTCTTCGTGGGGAATCAGACTTTGAAAACTTGGCGATATCATTCTGAGACAAGTGAAAGTAATCAGCAACTGGATCATCCGAGTCAGATGCATTTAGCAGATTGCTTCTGACTTTGCCTGTCTTGTCTGCCGCTTCTAGCATCTTGTAGCGTATGTACATTTGCTTTTTCTCCTTAGCAATTCTGCGTAAGAAGGCAAAGTAAATGATCTGCGTAAAGTACGAGAAGGGATTCTTAGACTTGGTGGGATCGAAATTGCTGGCGTACATCAGGCAGTTTTCAATGCCATCGCCTATCATCTCTTCCCGATACGGGTAGTTAATGAAGTTTGGTCTGTACGACAAGTGCGTTGCGATGTCCAAGAAACACTTGCCAATGTAGTCTGTTACTGGAGGAGTAGATCGTTCTGCTTTCTTCTCCGCGTCCACCACAGCCTTCCACTTCACCATTTCAGCATAGAACACCTTGTTGTCGATGTAATGCCCAGATTGAGTTTCTTCCTCAATCTCTTTCTCTATCTCTTCGGGATTCAACTCTACATCTTCTTCAGTTTTTGGTTTTCGTTTCTTCATAATGCTCCATTCGATAAGGAAGTATATCACGGTTTCACAAGGATGCTAGCCAGATAAAATCTATTCGGTTTTTCTTGCAGGCATCGTATGCACCACCACTACATAGAGTGAAGGTTTCACGGTCCTTAACACCTTAAAGGTAGTCACGGGGATCAGGCGACCAATCATTTGGTCTGTTACCGTATTCCTTATCAGGACCACCATCTGTTTCTTCCGTAGGTAACTGCTCAGGAGCAGCAGGAATATGTGGTTCTCTTTCACTTTCGATACGACCTTCTTCAATCATCTCTGGCGTAACCTCTCCGCTCTTGATCTGATCCAAGAGTTCTTGCATGAATGCCGCACCTTCTTCTATTTCTGCTTGCTCTGCGGGTGTTACCTTAAAGATGCCACCATTCTTCAGCACCATGAGATAATGCGCTACTGCTTTATCACTAGGAGCCATGCAGTCTAAAATATGGGCCTTGGGTAGAGAGATGACTCCATCCTTTGTCCAGTTGGTCCACTTCTTCATCAGAAGTTTTTCCTCACGGGGTATACCGTACTGGTCGATTAGGGTCAGGGTTTCCAAAGTAAACGGGTTCTCTAGAACCATGCGAGTCTTGGTGACACCGCGAATAGTGGCAATGATATCATCGCCATTCTTTAGTTTGATTATGGTTGGATCGCTGTATTCCATAGCATCTCCTATAGTTTGATCGTAACCGTAGTGTAGTCAAACTTCTCTGTGGAGTAGATTTTCATGCGCTCCAAGAAGTGATTCAAGGTGAAGTTCACCTTAGATTTCCACCGCAGATCGTCTGCGACATCGTATAGTCTTGCCTTCTCCTTATGTTCTGACTTTCGGAGTTGGCGGCCTATGCTTTGCAACACCCTGATTCTGCTCTTGGACGGTGAAGCAAAGACAATATTATGTAGTCTCCTGATGGATACCCCTGTGCTGAAGACTCCGTAGGATGCAACGATTATGGCATTGTCTTTGGTTTCTGCAAGATGGCGAATGTGTTCTCGTTGTTCTACATCGGTTCCACCGTAAACCAAGTACACATCTTTGCCTAGTTCTTTTGCTTGCTTCTGTATTTGCTCAAACAGGGGTTTGCCGTGCTTTTCCACATACTGAAACAGGACCAGCGTATTTCCCTTAGTCTTGCACGCTAAATTGGTAATGAACTGATTACGCTTCGCGTGAGAAACAAGAAAGTCAATCTCATCCTGATATCGCATTCCCTTGACCGCTTTGCAGTCTTCGTCAGAATACTTCAGAGTAATGCAGTCAATGGTAAAGTCGCTGAGTAGTTTCTGCTTGATGAGTTCTGTAGTACTCGTCACCTTGTAAACTGCACCAAACAATCCTTCGATGATTAGTCGGTGAGTCTGCGTACCGTCTAGCGTACCTGTGGTTCCGATTCTGAAGTCGCAGTCGAGCAAGCGAGACATGATGGTTGACAGCGATTTTGCTTTGTACAGATGGCACTCGTCACCGAACACCGAACCAAACTGCTGAAACCACTTTGCAGGTTGCTTGTAAATGCTCTGCCAAGTAGTGATTACCACTCGCTTGTCTGTAGTTTTGGTCTGACCTGCGTAAATCTTGTGCAAGTGCTTGCTTGCTTTCCATGCTTTGTCGCCAGAAGCGTATTCGGTAAAGTCATTTTCCATCTGCGCCACAAGCGAAGTAGTAGGCACCACGATAAGCACTTTGCGCTTGTCTTCTTCCAAGCGTCTACGCATCAGGGTGTAGATGATGAGACTCTTACCCGATGCAGTTGGACTAAGCAGCAGGCATCGTTCTTTATTGAGAGAGTGGCATACTGCATCCACTTGATGCGGGTGTGGATCAATCTGCTTGCCACCTGCGACTAGATTCAGAGTTTTCATGTACTCGCGTACATCTTCCTGAGTCCATTTGTCTTGGGGTTCCGTAAACGAAACACCAACCCAGTAGTTTCGTTCTGTAGCAAACGATTTCACATAGTCTAGCAAACCGCAGTACAACTCCTGAGAGTGTTGATTGTACAGACGGATTTTGCCGTCCCACATCTTGCTGCGATACGCAGGCATAAACTGAAATCCAGGCACCTTGAATGTAAAGAAGTCGGAGAGTTCTTGCGCTACACCCTTGCTACCACAATCTACCTTGAGGTACACGGAGTTTTTCTTGCTGACAATTATGCTCTCCATGCTTGTATTTAGGGTGTCCATAGTTTACCTCGGACACGCACTTGCGTTGTAGGAACTTGAAACACCGTTCCTGACCACAATACGCATTCTATTCCCGCTTGAAGCATCATGTTCCATCCCTTGTAGATGCTATCAAGATTCGAGGGAGAATCGTAGAGTTCAAGCATTTCTTTATGAGCAACCAGTTTGGTTATGCCTGACTGTATGAGTCCTCTCGCGCAATCAATGCACGGAGGAAGGGTGGAGTATGCATGGCAACCCTTTGTGGATAGAACGCTCTGGCAGCAGCGATACAGCGCGTTTCTCTCAGCGTGTTCCATGTAGATGATCTTTGCTTCTTTACTCAGCAGAATCTCATCTGTCGCCACAATTCCTTCGGGTAGAGAATTAGATGATCCTGCAATTACGCCCATGCTTGGATGGACAATCACGCATCCTACCTGTGTCGATGGATCAGGACTGTGCTGTGCAAAACGATACGCTTGTTTCAGATACGAAGCGTAGACGGCACAATCTCCTGTAAAGCCAGCCACTATTTTCATCATGCTCCCTGCGTGAACTTTTTCCAATCAATGGCGCTGCGAATGTTCCAATGCAGATTGGAAACTGCTCTGATTACTCCCGCTAGGAATTCTACCTTCTCTTCGCAGAACGCTAGTTTGGTGTGGATTGTTGCGAGGTCTGAATCACTTTCCAAATACTTGTCTAGGTCCTGACGAAGTATCTTCAAGTGAAACGGTTCCCAACCCAGTTGCTCGAGGCGCTCTTCGCTCATTCTGCCTGAGTAGTATTCCCACTTGTCTCTCTTAAGAGCAGACAACTCTAACTTGAGTTTGCGTAGGATTAGTTTCTCGTCCATCAGCAGATTCAGATACTTGGAGTGCAACTGTGGCACCAAGAGAGATGCGATGTCGAGTTCTGTTGGATCAACGGTCAAGTCTTTCTTGACCATGGCACGGAGTTCTTCTAGTTTCATCACAAAAGCATACTCCAAAAGGCAAACAAGTCAAGCCTGATCTATAGTAAAGAACTCAAATGCAAATTTGGCGGTTGCTGTGAGCGTTTGTGCCCCTTCTATTGCAGCGTTGAAGGATACCGAAGACAACTCAACAGGGAACATATTGTTGAATCTGAAAGTTCGCACAGCGTTGTTGGCGCTGCTTAGTACCACCATTGTTCCAGTATCAAGTTGTGCTTCTAGAGTACCCGTAGCAATGTTTGGAGTAAATGGCCTTACAGTTTCCCAATCGTTAACCACGCGCAATGCCTGCATCCAGTTGTACAACTCTATCCAGTTTGTCATGGTTTCGTCAATCAGGAATGAGATATCCAAGTCTCCAAACTGCAAGTTCTGAGATGGAATCTTGAGAGTTCTGCCGCTTCTTGGATTGTTAGCAGACATCGCGTTTACTGTGACGCCTGGAATGTTTGCACTTTGACAATGGTATGTCACTCCAGGCAAACGGGCAATCGTAAACTTGAATGCTGTTGGATACAGGTAGTTTTCGCTATTGGTACTGGACTCAAAGTTTGCCATTGTTCCTCCATAGTATGTATCCAAAAAGAAAGTGGGGAGGGTTTCCCCTCCCCACCTCGGTTTCAGTTACCTAACGATTAGCCAGCGATGTTGGTCACAGCAAAGATACGGAAGTATCTGTTGTTGCGAGTCAGCGCAGTTACTCCACCGATGTTGATGTCGATGTTTCCGCTTGAAGGCGTGACATTGTATGGATTTGTTGCCATACCGTAGCGCGTCTTGAAAGCGATCTTTGGCTGGAAGGTGTTTGGATCAGTTGCACGCACCATCTGTAGAGGAACATATGGGCAGTAGAACAGACCGGCATCGTATGGGTTGCTTCCCTTGTAACCGATCATGCAGTAATCTGCGGTTACGAACGGATCAACATACACCTTGATGCGACCGTTTAGAGTACCGACGAACAGATCACCTGTTTCGTCAGGCATTCTAATACCGTTGTTGTTGAACGGACCGCTGTAGTCTAGAAGACCTGCGAGCGAGAGCGCAGAAGCAACATTGGTGCTGCAAATCAGGAAGTTACCCTTACCGCGGCGAGTCGAACGAGCAATCTCGTTGGCCTCTGCTTCGATACGGTACACCAAGTACTTGAAGCGTTCAACCATCCAACGACCGTTTCCTGTGTTAGAAGCAGCGTTGTCTACATTTGTACCCGTGATTGCTGTGAGGTAAGCAGTACGGATGATCTCGCGGTTGATTTCACCGAGGATTTCTGTCGAAAGAATGTTCGACAGTTCACTCTCAGCGTCAAGACCGTGAACAGCCTTGAGGTCTTGTGCGAGTTCTGTGGTGTACTCTGCCTTCAGAGCGCGTGCTTGCGCGGTTACGGTTCCCTTGTCGATTGTGAACGACATCTCAGAGAACGGAGTTCCACTCTCGCCACGCTTCTCAAGTTGCACAGAAGTCATACCACCACCAACTGAGTAGTTGGCTGATAGAGGATCGGTGGATGGAGTTGTGTTCCATGCACCGTATCCACCGCCGTGAACACGGCCGCCTTCTGCGTTTGGTGAGTTGGCGTTGCTTACTTCGGTGTCACCTGTTACTCCACCTGCACCAACGCTACTTGCTGTACGGTTAGAGCCAGTTACAGGGCGAGCGCCAGAGAAGTCGGTATCGGGTTCGTCGTAGAGTGCTTCGGTTGACGATAGCGTACCGTTAGCAACATACTTCGAGCGCATGGCAAAGATGAGTCCTGTTGGACCACTCATTGGCTGCACCGAACCGATATCGTATGCAATGATGT